CCGGGCGCACAGTGCGGACGGAGGAGCGAGAGAAAGGCTGGGAGGCATTCCTCAACTCGTAGAGGTAGATTATGGCAGTCTCAGTTCAGAGCGTGATTGACCGCGTTCAAACCACTCTCCAAGACACCACTGGCGTCCGCTGGCCGGTTGTTGGCGAACTCGTGCTCTGGATCAATGACGCCCAGCGCGAAATTGCTCTCCTTAAGCCCGATGCTTCCGCTAGGAACACCACCATTACCCTGGATACCGGTACCAAGCAGGAGATTCCTAGCGACGGTAACCGGCTTCTCCGGGTGGTGCGTAACATGTCGGCTGCTTCCGCCGGCACGGGTAAACGTTCTGTTCGCCTTGTGCAGCGGGAGGTTCTGGATGCTCAGACTCCTGATTGGCACGACCCCACCGTGACTGGAGACGCTTCGCATACGAACCTTGTGAAGCACTACGTCTACGACGAGCAGAACCCCCGTAACTTCTACGTGTACCCCGGCGTGGCCGGTAGCGCGTACATTGAAATCATTTACTCCGCCAACCCTGAGATCGTTACCCAGAGCGATAGCCTAGGCATTCCTGATATCTACGCTAACGCCGTGATGAACTACGTTCTCTACATGGCGTACATGAAGGACGCAGATTACGCAGGTAACAATCAGCGTGCTGCTTCTCACTTCCAGATCTTTACCACTTCGATTACTGGTAAAGGGCAGGTTGATGCGCTAACCACGCCGAATCTGGATGGCGGACCCCGCATGACGACGCTACCCAACGCACAGATGGGGTGATAACCGATGGCAACGACTTACGAATCATTGTTGCCAGATATCATCCCTATGGTGCCGGGGTGCTCTGACACTTTGATCGAAAACAACGTCAGAGCCTCCGTCATCGAGCTGTGCGAGAAGGCGGCGGTTTATCAGGCCGAACTCGACCCGGTGACCACCGTCGCCAACGTGTTCGAATACGACCTAGAGCCGCCTGCTGGGTCTGTTGTGCATAAGGTCCTATGGGTCACCCATAAGGGCCGGGAGATTGAGCCGATCACGACTCAGCTCCTTGAGCAGCGGAAGCCCCGGTGGCGCGAAACCGGCTATGAGGGCACGCCTGAGTACTACGTAAAGGTGTCGCAGTCCTTGCTCCATCTTGTGCCGGTCCCGAGCGAGACTATCGCTAGCAGCACCATCTTGCGAGCGCAGCTTAAGCCGTCGCAGACGTCACAGTCGTCTGACGACGAGCTTATGTCTGACTACCGTGAGACGATTATCTACGGAGCGCTGTATCGGCTACTTCGGCTACCTAGCAAAGACTGGACGGATTACGCAGGGGCGCAGGTGTACGGCTCGCTGTTCAACGAAGGAATCGTTGAGGCAGAACGTCGTGGGCGCCATGCAGACACGAACGTATCTAGGACGGTGAAATATGGCGGAATCTACTCCGGAGTCGCTAAGCGACGTAACCGGTACGGACGGGAGTCCGGCTAGGCCCGTAATGGGCGACATCCGTGAGGAGTGGCCCTGGGTACAAAGAGGCGTTGAGGAGATACTGAAGCAAGACCCACATCTGACATTTGTACCGGAGGACGTATACAAGGCCTGCATCAGTAAAGAGGCCATCCTCTGGATAACCGATGAGGGTTTTGTAGTGATGACGGGAGAGACGGACCCGTTTACACAGGAGCGAACCTGTTTTTTATGGCTTGCATGGGCCAAAAAACGAGGTACAAACTTAGTACAGCAGCACCAAGATTTCTTTATCAGGGCGGCCAGCGAAGCAGGGTTCGCTAAGATTGAAACGAGATCGGGTGTACCAGCGTTGCAGGAGCATTTGACCGGCGCTGGGTGGGACATAGAAACAGTAGTTTATTCGAGGCGTCTGTAATGAGTTCAAAGCCAAAGCAAGCTGATTACCAGCCCTCTGCATCCGACAAGGCCAGCGCGTCTGTTGCCATGGCGGAGTACGAATATTTCAAACAGCAATATGACCCGCTGCTTCGTCAGATGCGCGACAAGTCTATGACTGAAGACGTAGCCAGTGGTCTTCGTGGCCGGGCTAACGCTGACGTCATGCAGGCATTGTCTGGCCCCAACTACGAGGCTGCAGCCAGAGGCGTTGGCGGCGGAGATTTGGCCCAAGCGCTGCAGGGGCAGACCACTCTCGCAAATGTTGGCGCTCTCGACGTGCAGAACACGATGCGTACTAACGTGCTTGGTACGGCTCGCGGACAAGCGGCGGACGCGCAGACTGGTATGGCGCAGGCGGCTCGCCTTGGAACCTCTGAAGCCCTTGCCCGTGCTAAAGCGCGACAAGATGTAGCGCAGGCTAAATATGGGGCTGCGGGGCAGGTTGCCGGGGCGGCTATCTATCGCGGCATGCAGCTCTATGGAGATATGAAAAACCCCGGCGGGACTGGCACTGTTCAGGCGCCTCCTGTTGCTACGCCTTCTCCGGCCTCTTTCTTAAGCCAAGCCCCTGACTACACGAAGTTTGGGTATACACCTCAAGTAGAGCTAGATCCTAGATTCGGGCGGGTAGGTTAAATTATGGCTATTGGCGATATCGAACCTAGACTTCTGGCGACCAGCTACGGCCCTGCCGGGACAAACCTGCCCGCCGTAAGCAACCCGGAACAAGCATACGCTGCGATTACTCGCGGCGAGTATCTCGACTATGTTCAAAACTTCCGTGGGTTTGAGGACCAGCTGATCCAACAGGCTCAGACTGATACGACCTTGATTGACCAAGCACGCGCTGACGCGCCCATGGCGGCTGCTTTGACTCAAGGCGTAGCGAGCCGTAACGCTTCCCGTTATGGGGTTAACCTCACTCCTGCGCAGCTGCAGCAGCAGGGGCTTGGCCTACAACGAGCCAACACTCTTGGGTCGATCCAGTCGGTCAATGACGCACGGATCGCACAACGTGAGGCGAATACTCGGTTGATGGCGGACCTGATCAACATAGGCCAAGGTGTGAACCGTACTTCTCAGCAGCAGCTCGGATCTTCTGCGGCTAACTACCGTAATTTACAAAACTCATATACGCAAGCTAAAGCAGCATCCAAAGCGCAGACCTATCAGACGATTGGTTCGCTCGCTGCCACGGCTATTCTAGCGACAGTGTTCCTCTAGGAGACCGATATGGGCGGTTTTGCAGGTGGGCTACTATCCAGTCTCCAGTTAGGCATGGAATTCTCTCGTCAGCGTGATCAACAGCAGCGCCAACGAGATTTGATGCAGCTTAGAGGCCAAGAGTTAGAGCTTCAGCGCGATGCTCTTGCGCAGAAGCGGCTAGACTCCGCTTTCGACGTACGTAAGCAGGAGGATCAGGTTGCTCAGTGGTCTGAGCTAAACCGGATTGCTGACGAAACTAACAGTATCGCGCGGTTTAGCGCCGAAACAGGCCGTATGGAGCTTCTTGATAACCGTCGTAAGGTAGCTAAAGAGGACGCAGAAGAAGCGGCAGGTTCTCTCGTAAATAACCTTGAATCCAAAGGTTGGCTCAACGCCTTAGATGGATATCGAGCGGCTCCAGCTGCTATCAGGGATGCTCTTCAAGGCGGAAAATATTCATCGGATAGGGCGGCTATTCAGTTGCTTAATCAAGCTCCGAGGCCAGACGGCGTTGTTTTTGATTCTATTGATCGCGAGGTAGTGAACGGGCAGCCGTTGTTTTTCATTCGCGGCACTAACAAAGACGGTTCCTCAGCAGTTCTTACTGAGCTGGGGTCTACTGCGTCCGACGATAAAGCTGTTGGCTTAACGTTAGACCAAGCGGTTGGCTTGATTGGAGATCAGGCAGAGGAGCTGATTGCGGGCGTCTACAGTAGGGAACAGCTTAGCGCTATTTTTGCGGCCCAAGGCCTCGCTGATGATATGGCCGACAGGCAGGCAGGAGAAATTCTTGAGGAGCGCAGCAAACGGGTTGCAATATCTGGCGCGCTTGCAACAGGGGCTGGGCAAAACCCAGACGGCACTCCGGCTCTCGGTGCTTTTCGTGCTTACAAAGGTTCGCTTGCTAGCATTCAAGATCCTAATGAGCGCAACGCCTTCATTCAAAAAGTCGGGGCAGACCTAGGTATTGAGTTTACCCCTGCTACCTTAGCCCCGGCGACGGAGATTGTCGGCAGCGTAGGAGAACCTGCTAGACCTTCAGCGGTTGCATTTGGTTTCTCTGGCGCTGGTATACCCGCTAGCCGCGAGCAAGTTACTGCTTCTCAAGCACGTGGAGCTGCGCAGAAGCGCATTGAGTACTTAGATTCAGAAATTGCTCAGCTTGAGGCGCAAGCCGCGACGGCTACTGGAAGCGCTAAAGAACGGTTGATGGATCGGTTAAATTCATTAGACGCAGAGCGAGCTGATAAAGTATTGCGCACTAATACTCAGTCTTTAGACGCTCTTAACGCCAGACTTAAAGACCTCACCGAAAAACGCGACAAAGCTCGTGGCCCCAGGAAAGAATACTGGCAGGGTGAGATCGATAAGCTAGCGGAAGAGCAGCAGCAGCTAGAGCGTAGCCTGGGTATGGTAACTCCGGCTATGGAAGCTCAGGCGTATAAAGACTTCTCAGCCAAGGTAGAGGAGCGGCTTAGCAATATTTCGCCCGACGAAGTTGAAAAGCTCGTTGCCGAAGGGAAACTTAGCTTTACGGCTGACGACATCTCTGCTGCGAAAGCTCGTCTAGACGAAGCCGGCGTAACCACCATTGAGGAGCTTAAGACTAAGCTCCCGACTAGAGAGCAGCTTAAGTACTACGCTCTGTTGTCAGTAATAGCCCCTGACGCTACTCAGCGCGAGTCCTATCGTACCGAACTTCGTAACCTAACCGAGACGGGTGTGGCGTCTGCTTCTGCGCTAGAGCTTGGCGAACTGCGAGCGCGCCAGCAAGAGGCTATAAACACTGCAAATAACACGGCGCTTGAAGCAAGAAAGTGGGCTACCAGTCAAGATGACGCTGTTCGGCAGCGTCTGGTAACCATCACTGAGAATGTTTCTAAGGCTTTCCTAGAAGAAGACCCCAATAGGAAGGGGAACTTCCGTCTTCGTAGCGGCGGAGCAGGGGCCGCGAACTTCTTCACTCAGACGTATCCTGCTCTGATTTCAGAGTGGGACGCAGCACCTCCGGCGCTTAGGGAAGGCATTGCAAAGCAAGCAGGTCGCGGTATTTCGCTCGCTGCGAACAGCTTGGCTGGAAACATCGGCGGCGGTAGCTTTGTCGATAGGTGGAAGGATTGGATTGGGGCTACTTCTAGCGCAAGTTACGCAGCGTCAGGCACCGACTTCGACTTGAACCGTATTGAAGTTGCTGCATACCGGCGCGGCCCCAATGGAGAAAAGATCCCTGCTTCGTTCCGTTACAAGTCGCGCACCGGCGGGCAGGCGGGGCGCACAATCAGAGCTAGTGAGATCCCCGACGAGAGGATCTATAACGCTTTAGTGCAGGCGGCAGAAGTAAACGAACGCAATAAGAACAAGTAAAAGGGGCTACTGGTGGCTAGAAAACCGCAGTTAGATGTTTTCGGTGGCCCGATACAATCGTCTGTACAGCCGTTTGATGCACCGGCTGCGCCTGACCCTGCGCCTGGCTCTTTAGGGGAGATTTTCCAACGCGGCATAGAGTCCGGCACAGCGGGGCTTGAAGCCGATCTGGACTACTTTCGTGCGTTAGCTAACACTCTTACCGGCGACAAAGAAGCCGCAGAGCTAAACGTAGTCAATGCTCGTATCGATGAGAGCCTCTCGGCTGCGCCGCTGCAAGGCACTGCCGGATTTGGCGAGTTCCTTGACGCCCCTACTTTTGGCGGTTTTGTAGAACAAGCGTTCCTAGCTGGGGGTCAGGTAGTACCTTCAGTGTTCACCACTATTGCTGGCGCTGGTGTCGGCGGCCTAGCGGGTGTAGCCGCTACTGGCGGGGCTAAGTTGGTGCTGCGCGGCGCCGGGAAAGAGGCGGCAACACGCGTTGTAAAAGACTCTTTGGAGCGTACCGCAAAAGGCGTGGCAGACCCGGAAGAACGGCTGCTCGCAGAGCTTTCTTTTCGGCAGGCAAAAAGAGCGTTTACCGCCGGGGCTTTTACCGGAGCGGGTACTGCTGAGTACGTCCCGCTCGCTGGTAGCAATCTTTCTGAAGCGCTTGACGCTGGATTAGAGCTAACCCCCGAGCAAGCGGCCCGTGCTGCAGGCGTGGCTCTACCCCAGGCGCTCATCGGCGTTGGTAGTGAAGCCGCGCTTCTTAAGCTAGTGGGCAGCGTAGCTGGCAAGCGCGCTACTAGAGAGGGCGGAGTCTTCTCTACCCTTGCTAAGGACATTGCGAGCCGTACCGCAGGCGGTACAGTCCTTGAGGCAGCCACGGAAGGTCTTCAAGAAAGCATCGCAATCGCTAACCGTCAGGATCTTGATCCTACTTTTAGCGACGAAGATAAAAACCTGCGACTCATGCAAGCTATTTTCGCCGGTGGCATCGGTGGGGGCGTGGCAGCTGGTGCAGGTTCTGCTGTAGTCGGGTCTGCGGGCGCGGCTGTGCGCTCTGTTACTGATGGTAGTCTGCTTGATGCAACGGCAAACGTTACGGCCAAAGCACGCGAACTGCTAGACAGAGCGCAGCGCCAGCGCATCGACGCTCAAATCGACGAAGAGCAATACAATGTAGTCATGTCCGGCATGACGACTCCTGAGTCTAAGACCGACATTAACGCCCAGCTCCGTGCGATGCTCGACCCCAGCAGCGCTAAGCAGTCGGTGTGGATCGCGGGTACCGCTCCCGAATATAACGCAGAGCCCAATAAGTCTCGCCCGATTCAAGTAGACGGGGAGCTGGCCTACGCAGCATTTGTGCCTGGGCGAGGAACGATTATTTCTAGGAGCCGGACCATTGCCGACGAAGTTGTTGCGGCTGGTGCCAGCGACGCTTCCCTAGCCGCTGCCCTTGGTTATAGCAAACCAAAAAACGTTGCTGACTCAAGCGACATCGTCGTGCAGGTGCTCGATAGCCGTGGCGATGTGGTTTCCGAAGAAGCAGTGGGTAGCGCACCGGAAGATTTCGAAGCAGCCATGCAGGCCGCTAGTAAGATCATGCCTAGCGGTGGGTCGCTCCGTCAGACCACGGTAGAGAAAGCTCTAGAGGAACGTGCTCAGCGCGCCGCCAAAGAGCAGGGCCCGACCATCAAGCAGATGGATCTCACCGACGAGACCAGCTTTGACGCACAGAAGACCGAAGATACCTATGAAGAACTAGCCGACGGCCTACCCTTCGACTCGTCTTTTGAGTTTGGCGACGAAGAAGTCGCTATGTCTTTTGGTAAAAAATCCGACCCCACTCAGACTTTTGACAATACTGCAGACGCGCGCGCTGCCTACGAAAAGCAGTTTGGGCGCACTAATTGGGAAGAGCCTCGTTTTGCTGCGATGACGGAAGCATCGCTCTATCGAGCCGCTGAGCTACAGCAGCAGAACCCGTCTGCGGATGTGCAACTGCGGCAGACGCCGACAGGCTATGATCTTGTAATGGTCGGGGACCCAGCGCTAGATACTGATATCGATCAGGCAGGGCTGCGGAAGATTATCGCGGGGGCGCGAAACGCGGCAGACGCTAGGAATTCTCGCGTCCGCCTGCTTAACAAAGCCACTGGTAAGTACGTGAAAATCAGCTTGCCACAGCTTGTAACGCTCAGCCGTGATCTTGCTAAGAAGCGCGGCTTTAATGTCGGCGAAAGCGTTACGAACGCTTCCCGTGTGGGTTTCCAAGAAGTTCTTGCTGACTTTTATCAGGCTGGCTACGAGCTGCAAATAGACGGTAAACCGTTTGGGGTGGACACTATCTCTGCCCTTGATGTCGGTGACCGTACCTATACTGTACAAGAGCTTCGTGATGCCTCTATCAGCATTCTTAATAGGCGAACCGGTAGGTCACAACCTATTAGCTGGAAGGAGCTTGTACTTCGTAGCAGCGATCCCACCAAAGTTAGGGCGCCTGGCGACACGGATGTATCTAAAACTGAGCTAATGACTTATCTTGATGCCATTTATGAGCTTGATGATTCTGTAGTATTCGTCGATGGTGTGGCTTTCGATGCTTTTCGACGCACAGCGTATCGTGTGGCCGACTCTACGAACGTTCCCGCTCTAAAGCTCGGCGGGAAGACTTATACCCTTAATGAATTGCTAAGGTTCTCTCCCGAACGCGGCGAAGACACCGGCTTAGGCACACCGTTCAGCCAGGTGGCGGGCACTCCGTTTTTCTCTCAACCCACGGGGCCTCGTACTACTCTTCTTCCAGACGCCCGTTCTCCCACGGGTTTCCGCCAGCAGCTGACCCCTAGGGGCAGATTGCCCGCTCTTGAATCTCAGCTAGCGGAGCTACAAGAAGAGCACCGCCGCATTTTGGAAGCCGCCAGAAGTGGCTCCCCCGAGGTGGGCGCTGATCGTGCCGCAGAGGTCAATGCTCGTATTGCGGAACTTGAAGCCGAAGGCCGTTCGATTCGAGAACGCATTGCTTCCGCCATAGGTCCTGCCTTCTACGGGCTTACCTATGATCCGCAGGTTTCTGGCCCAAGAACGTATCTGGCCCCTGAGGAAAGGGCGGACATGCGGCAAGAGTTACGGCAGCTAAGTGAAGCTGACTTATCCAGGCTGCAAGAGATATACAGGGAACTAGACGCCCTACGCTCAGAAGCGGAGAAAACACCTCTTGGTGGGATGACGCCGTTTCAAAGCAGGCGGTTGGCGGAAGTTAACAGCCGTATCACGGATGTACAATCAGAGCTGACGGAAGCCTACACAAGCGATCAGCTTGAGGGGCTGTCTACAGACGTTAATCCTCTTGCTCGTACCGAAGCCGACCTTATTAGAGAAGGCGTGCCGCTTTCCCGCCTGAACATTGAAGATGACCCCAGGTTTCAGACTCGTGCCAAGAGGGCGAACCGTAAACGGGTCGTTTTTGCTCAGGCCACCTTCCCTGCCGCCGGGTCGTTCCCGTCCCTGGCAAGGGAAGTAATCAACCGTGCGATCAATAAGCTGCGGCTTAGAAACCCTGTGTCGGTGTTCGGCGTCGGCCAGCTCTCATCCATGTCCCAGGAAGAAGTGCGCGCGCTGTTTAACGACCCCCGCGTAGCTGACGCTGTGCTGGAGCAGATGCAGCAGCTGCTCGATGACCCGAATGCGAAGGGTCGCTACCTTGGCTTTGAAAACGCGCATTTCATCATCGTTGATGAGCGTGGCGCCAGCGAGCTTGATGTTTCCTTGACGGCTGCTCACGAGCTGGGTCACGCCCTTCTAGAAGAAGAGCGCAACGCGACGCTTGATAATAAGTCACTGCGTACCCGCTTGGAAAAAGCTTTCGAGAAGGCAAAGGCCGCCCAAGACGCGCCTTCTGCCTATCAGGGGGAGCTAGGGTTTGAAGAGTGGTACGCCGATCAAGTGGCTATCTGGGCTCAGCGCCTGTATCTGGACCAGAAAAAGTATTCCAACGCGAAGAACTTCACTGAGGCGCATTTTCGTCGTATCGCTCAGAAAATCATCGATATGTTCAAAACGCTGTCTTCAGAGATGCGGCGGCGCTTTGGGAAGGAAGCTCGCAGCGTCGAGTTCACTTCTTACATGGATAGGGTTGTCAATAATGCAAGACGCAGAATCGCCGTGGAACTCCGTTCTAGCGCTAGGGGAGAAGTGTACCCAAGGAGCGCGGCCCGCGATGCTGTGTACGCCCCGACTTATAGACAGCGGGCCATGGTCCAAGCCGTAAACGACGTTATTGTCGAGAAGAACGGCGAAGCGCTCGCTATGCACTGGCGTAAGCGTATTCAGGACCTCCTGAAGAACCCTAACATCCGCCCGCTGATGAAGATCGTCCGCACCGCTGACGGCATCATGCGCATGCATGCCGGGCAAAAGATCGCAGACATGTTCTATGTCCGCTCGCAGGAAAGGGAAGGCGGGGGCCGTCTTGGGATGATCGGCGCGTTTGCGACCAAAGTCAGAGAAATGACGGTTAAGTTCCAAGAGGAGATTGGGAACTTCGACGACCCCGAAGTCCAAGCCGCTTGGGAAGACGTTGTATCGGATAAAGCTACCACTGAGCTAGAAGGGAAGGCCCGTCAGATCCGCGAATATCTGGAAGAGTTTTACCGTGACTACGTGGGACCGTCTAACTCCGACATCGGCTTCAGGCCGAACTTCTTCCCTATAGCGCTGAACCTCGTTGAGATCGAAAGCCGCCAGGAAGAGTTCGTTGATCTTCTTATCGCAGGTAATACAGGTATATCGCGTGCTCGCGCTATCAAGGCCGTGTACGACCTAGCACGATACAACCGTTCTATTCAGAACGACGATAACGCTACTGTCGAGTTTGATCCTCTGAACCCGGCCAAGGACGCCGAAGAGTCGCTTGTGCTTACGCGCGGTATCGACCCGGCAGCGCTATCTGACGCTGGATTCCTCCAAGAGCCTCAGGACGCACTGGTCAACTACATGCGCTCTGTCATTAAGCGTGTGGAGTGGAACAAGGCAACCAAAGACGCTGAAGGTAACAGCATTCTTGAGCAGGAGATGAAGAAGCTCAGCCCCGAAGATCAGGCGGTAGCCCGCGAGATCATCGGCACCTACCTTGGTTATCAGACTAATCCGATTAGCCCGATGTGGCGGAAGATCAACAGCTGGGGGCAGTTTATTCAGTTCGTTACGATCCTACCGTTTGCCACCATCGCGTCCCTGCCTGAGCTGGCCGGCCCGGTGATCGCTTCTAAGGAGTTCTCTGCGGTAACGGAGGGCTTCAAGCAGATTGTCGCGACGATCAAAAATCGCAAAGAGGCGGAGCAGCTGGCTCGCGATATCGGCGTAGTCTCTAACGAGACCATAGCCAACGCGTGGGTTACGCAGGCCGAGCAGGACTACATGGACCCGAAGGTTCGTGCGCTGTCTGACGGCTTCTTTAAGCTAATCGGTTTGGACTTCTTCACCCGTTTCTCCCGCGAGTTCGCCGCCGGGATGGGTGTGCAGTTCATTACGAAGCACGCCCGTAACGAGTTCAACAACCCACGTTCTGAGCGGTACCTCAGTGAGCTGGGCCTGACGAAAGAAGACGTCATGGCGTGGCTAGATAGCGGCCGCAAGCTAAGCACTCCCGAAGGCAAGAAGGTGAAGCAGGCCCTTCAGCGCTTTGTAGAGTCGTCTATTCTGCGCCCGAACGCTGCCGAGCGCCCGATCTGGGCCTCTGACCCACACTGGGCGCTGATCTGGCAGCTGAAGTCCTACTTCTATGCCTACAGCAAGGTCATTCTTGGTGGTATTAGGCGCGAGGGGCAGTCTCGTCGCGCGGAGGGCGAGCGTCCGGGGGCCTCTTTAGCGATCTTTGGTTTGACTGCGGTGGTCACCATGCCTCTTGCTATGATGGCCATGGAGCTTCGGGAGTATGCCAAATATGGTCTAGCGTGGCTGATTCCCGGCATCGATGCTTCTGACAAGTATTTCCGTACGGATCGCATGGACTGGCCGACCTACGCCTTTGAGGTGATCGACCGCTCTGGCTTCCTGGGCCCGCTTACCATGGGCGCGATGATGCACCAGAACGCTCAGTGGGATAAGAGCCCGATTCTGCCGCTACTTGGGCCTACTGCTGAGACCATCGATACTGCATTCTCTAACGGCTGGCGTGTCGACCGCACTCTGCGTGATCGTTTGTTTCCAGTTGTTAATCAGCTTTAGGAGTCGTTATGAACTTCGACGCCATTAAGAACGTAATCGGAGCAGTGGCCCCGAGCCTTGGTACGGCGCTCGGTGGCCCCTTGGGAGGCGCCGCAGCGTCAGCTATCGCGGGTGTTCTTGGGTGTGAGAACACGCCCCAGGCCATCGAAAAAGCCGTGGCGAAAGCGACCCCGGAGCAGCTGACGGAGATTAAAAAGGCGGAGCTGGACTTCGAAGCCCGCATGAAGGAGCTGGACGTAGACCTCTATGCGCTCCAAACCCAAGACACGGCGGATGCCCGTAAGCATTTCGCCAAGGATTGGACCGCTCGCTTCCTGGCCATCGCCCTGTGCTGCCTGTTCGCCGGATACATTATTCTAGTGACCGTTCTTCCGCCGGATCAAAACAGTGATGCCATTATCAACCTCATACTTGGTAGCATTACGGGATCTTTTAGCACGGTTATTGCCTTTTATTTCGGTAGCAGCCAGCGGCAGGACTGATATGAAAACGAGTGAAGAAGGCGTAGCGCTGATTAGGCACTTTGAAGGGTGCGAACTTGAGGCTTATTTGTGCCCGGCTAACGTGTGGACCATCGGCTACGGACATACGCTCGGGGTTAAAGAAGGCGATGTTATCGACCAAGAAGCCGCTGAAGCCCTGCTAATTGAAGATCTCGAAGAGTTTGAGGGCTACGTTCGTGAAGCTACCGAGATTGACCTCAAGCAGAATCAGTTCGACGCGCTCGTTGCTTGGACTTACAATCTAGGCCCAGGTAACTTAAAAGAATCAACGCTGCTCAATCGCGTAAACTACGGCCCCATTAGCGACGTGCCGACGCAGATTAAGCGCTGGACGAAGGCGGGCGGGAAAGAGCTGCCCGGACTGGTAAAACGTAGAGCAGCCGAGGCGGCTCTTTGGGAAGGGCGCGACTGGCGCGAAGAGGTATAAAGCATGGCCTATTCTGACACCCTGAATCTCGTTACCGGGGATACCCTTCCTGAGCTGACCTTTACCCTAAAGGATAGCAACACCGCTGCTGCTGGGCGTACTTTGGACCCCAACGACGATTCGACCTGGGCGCCTGTTGACCTTACGGGGGCGCAGGCTCGCCTTCGCATCCGCGCCCTCGGCAGCACAACTGTGAAGTCTACGCTCACCTGCACGGTCAGCGACCCGACTAACGGTAAAGTCATCACTGACTTCCCTGAAGGGACGCTCGACACAGCGGGTACTTTCGAAGCTGAGCTAGAAATCACCTTTGCGAATGGTGGTATCCAGACCGTCAACGATCTGATCAAGTTGAAGATCCGGAGCGACTTTGATTAGTGGCTACTCGCCTATTCGTTGAACGTGGGCTAGCTCTCCAGGCGGTCGTAGGCAGGCCGAACCTGCGGATTGTCTCGCCTCAGTTTCGACAGACTAAGGTCTCTATAAGTAAGCCCAGCTACGCTGCGGTTCCGTCTTATCAGCTGATCCAAACTAGCACTGGCTATCGTGACCTAGTCACGCTGACGAATTACCTACGCCCGCTCATGCGGGACGTTATCCTCGACCCAGACACCAAGAACCTCTACCTACGCGACCCGACCGCCAACGTTGTTACGTTCTCAGATGCCCAGGCGCTAGCAGTCACTAAGGCGGTCTCTGGGCTTGATAGTGTCTCTTTTGCTGTCGACGAGCCTCTGTTCGACTTCACTAAAGGGCTTACCGACAGTACTTGGGTAGAAGAAGAGATCTCTATTCTTCTGACTATCCTCCGCACCTTCGAAGACACCTTCTCTTTCGCTGCGGACTCATCGTCTATTACGGTCGCGAAGAACACTGCTGACTCGGTGGCTCTGTCAGAGGTCAGCAGTTTGACCTACGAAAAGCCCCTGACGGACCAAGTTGGCATCAGTCAGACCCGTATCGTGCTGCGTCATGCTAAGCCGTTCACCGACGGTCTTGCGGTTACGGAGGCCTTTGAGAAGGTCGTTGCGTTCTCACGCAGCTTTGACGAAGCTGTACCCTTAGCCGATACTAATACTACGGTTTTTGGTAAAGTAAACGCCGAAGACATAGCTGTAAGTGAAGCTTCAGCTATTAGCTTTAGCAAGCCTGAAAGCGACGGGGTTACCATATCCGAAGCCTTCAGCAGAGTGGCGGTATTTAACCGCGAGTTTGCGGACACATTTGTCCTTGATGATTTAGCCGAAGTCGATTCGTTTGTAAAAGACGCTTCGCTAAACAAGACAAACGTGTTCGGGCTGCAGGAGACGCATGCCTTCACTATGGCGAAGGGTTTTGCGGATTCTATGGCTGTGGCAGACCTGCCCACTCTCAGCGTTGGGAAAGGGGAGTCTGACTTTGTAGTTGTAACAGAAAGCATTGACATCGCGAAACGAAGCAGAGCTTCCTCCGTATTCAATGCTAGCCCCCTTAACACAGCGCAGTTCAACAACTAGGAGAACTATCATGTTTGCTGAAGACCTTGTCATGACCGGTCGTTTGCAAATTGCTCTCAACGGTGAGGTGGTCAAAGAGGTCCCGAACCTTGTGGTTACCGCTGGTAAGGAGTACGTAGCCAGCCGTATCAAAGACACGACCAAGAACGCCATGTCCCACATGGCCGTTGGCACCAGCTCAACGAGCCCCGGCTCTGCTGATACTACCCTTGGTTCCGAGGCGAATCGTCAGCTTTTGACCTCCACCACGGTCACTAGCAACACGGTTACCTATGTAGCGACCTTTGATCCGGGCGAGGGCACGGGTGCTCTTGCAGAAGCGGGCATTTTTAATGACGCCAGTGCCGGGGATATGCTGTGCCGCACTACGTTTGCTGTTATTAACAAAGGCGCCGCTGACTCGATGACGATTACTTGGGTCATCACCGTATCCTAATCACTTCGGAATTAGGGCCTAAAAGATGGCGGTAAAATTTAGCAATAACTTCTCTACGTCGCTCGTTAATAATATTAGTTCGTCTGCGACGGTTGTAGAGCTACAAACAGTATCAGGTCTCCCAACGTTAGGGGCGGGAGACCATACTTATTTAACGTTTGATACTGGCAGTAACTCTCCGACAATTGAGATTGTTAAAGTTACCGCTATTAACGCTGGTACTAACGAAGTAACGATCGAACGGGCCCAAGACAATACTACGGCGTCTGCTTTTGCTGTTGGGACTATTGTAGAACAGCGCGTAAACGCAGCTGTGATCAACGACTTGTCTTACGGCGCCGACGAGACTTCGTACGACAATACTGAAAGCGGGTTAGTTGCTAGCAATGTGCAGTCCGCTATTGATGAGCTTCAAGATAAGAAGCTTAACGTAGCCGACCTTGCTGCAAACCTCGTCTTTTATCCGACCTCCGCGTCCAGTGATATTTCGACCTACTTTAAGCTAGTTACGTCTACTGACGACACGGACTATGACGACCCCGCCGTAGATATCTCCACCGGCGTAATCTCTGGTAGCGACCAGTTTATCGCTGCTCTAGCGTCAGAGGCCGGCATTCTTGCGGGCTCCACTGGGGTTATCAGCATAAACACAGTGGGTAACGTCCGCAGAGTGTCCGGGTTCGGGCAGGCTGACTTCTATTTTGAGGTCTACAAGCGCGATTCGGGCGGAACAGAAACCCTCATGGGGACCTCTAACAGCACCAGAGAGGTTGGAGAAAACACCTACGAGCAGTTTTTTGCCGAATGTTTGATTACGCCTACGACGTTTGCTGAAACGGACCGTATCGTTTTTAAGTACTACGGCAATCGAACTGGCGCGTTGGGAAGCTCGGAGTTTGAATTTCAGTTTGGTGGTAGCGCACCTGTCCGCTCAAATCTTCCAGTCCCCGTTAACGTCGTTTCCCACGCAAACGACGCGGAAGATATCCTCGTGGACACTGGCGGTTTTAGCGGTGTCCTCAGCGGCTCAGACGACGATGTACAAGCAGCGCTAGCTACTCTAGACGGCCACGTTCACGACGGACGTTATTACACAGAGTCTGAGATCGGCACGTTCTTCGCCGGCACCACGGCGATCACCGGCTACAACAAGTCCAACTGGGACACCGCCTACGGCTGGGGCAACCACGCCTCCGCTGGCTACCTGACGGGCAACCAGACGATCACCCTCACCGGCGATGTCTCTGGCTCTGGGACGACCAGCATTGCGGTGACCATTGCTGACGACAGCCATACGCATGACGGTCGTTACTACACCGAAAGCGAAGCCGACAGCCGATTTATTAGCCAACTGGGCGGGAAGGTTTACACGGTTAACAACGGGAGCGGAAACTCAGTTGAGATGTACTTCCGCGCTGAAAACGACGCCAGCCCTGTCTGGCGGCACATATATGGCGGAAGCGGGACAGGATTCGGCGCAGGCGTCGGCGGCTACGGGATTTACTACGAAGGCAACCCCGACTACAGCGCGGTTTACAGATCCAACGGAGACGTTGATTTTCGCCAGGGCAACCTCCAGATGCTCGGCACCACCGTCATTACGAACGGTCGCGGTCTTGCGAATATCACGTCCCTGAACGGCGGCACCCCGTGGCACTCAGCCAACGACGGTTCCGGATCTGGTTTAGACGCAGACCTGCTTGATGGCGTCCAGGCTGCGAGTTTTCTTCGTTCTGATGCTGACGATACTTTTACTGGCAATCTTACTACTGGCGCAAATAACCACATTACCTTCGGTCCTAATTCAACCTGGGGCTCGTCTCTGCGTGTTGGCGGCAACGGTCGAACGGCAACCGGCACTGAGATGGCGAGCGTTGTTACGACAGATGGGAATCTGCATCTTGACGCTGCTGATTCGACTAACGCCATTTACCTCAACTTCTACGCAGGAACAAAGGGCACCGCGTTCGGGACAGGGGCTAGTGGAATAAGCGCGTGGATGAGCCCAAGCGGTCAGCTTTATAAATCTACTGGAATTGATAACACTTCAAACCCGTACTGGCATGCTGCCAACGACGGCTCCGGTTCGGGGCTGGATGCGGATCTGCTTGACGGCTATCAGCTTGACGGCGCCACTTCGGTCGCCACGCGCATCTTTAACAATAAAGGGCAGACGCACCCCACCTACACCGACTTCAATACGGTGATGACCCCCGGACCAAATTACCTTCAGGCGGGGTATAACGGACCAGGCGCAGTAAGCCAGCAGTTTTACGGCATGATGTTCGGGCTTGGGAGTGAATACGGAACCAGCACTGGAACGCCCGGGCACTACGCATCGCAGATGTACTACCCGCGTGCAGCGCAAGGCGGTTCTCCTTATCTTTATTTCCGCGATCTGGAAAACGGTTCCTGGGGGAGCTGGCAGAAGGTTTATGCGGGTTACGCAGACAGCGCAGGTAACGCGGGCACTCTTGACGGCATCGATAGCTCTCAGTTCTTGAGGTCTGATACCAGCGATACGCTGAGTGGCACGCTCGGATTTTCTAGAAACGATGTGCAGCGGCTGATCGAGTCGTACAACACTTCCGCCGGAAGCCCGGTACAGTTCTTCATCGATCACAGCTATGGCAACGTCAACATCGGGAACGCCCGAGGGAACGTAAACATTCAAGGCAGTGTCGCTTGGCACGCCGGAAACGACGGCTCTGGCTCTGGCTTAGATGCTGATCTGCTTGACGGTCAGCAGGGCTCTTATTACCAGCCCGCGAGCACTGCTATTACGACTGCAAATATTGGTTCTCAGTCAGTAAGCAGCGCTAGCACCATCGACGGCATCTCTTTCCGAAACGGGAATAGCTCAAATGGCATAGGTCCCGATTATGTCCAAGAGAACGGAACTGGCTACATAACCTCTGTATCTCTTTTTGGGCAGACAGACGGAGCCTTGTACTCACAAGCATATAGTACCGCCTGGGTTCACCAGATTTTTGGTGACTATCGCACCGGCAATCTTGCAGTCCGCGGCAGGCTTAACGGTACATGGCAATCGTGGAAAACCGTTTGGACTTCTGCCAACGACGGCTCCGGTTCGGGGTTAGACGCTGATCTGCTTGATGGGCAGCAAGGCTCGTACTATCAGCCCGCGAGTACTGCTATTACGACTAGCAATATTGGCAGCCAGTCGGTTAATGCCTCTAACTACCTAAACAGCGTCAACTACGCAACAGATTACTCATCTAACCTTATCTACTGGCAAGCGTCTGCGTTAGGTACCGACTACGCCCCAGACGGTAGCTGGTACAACACTATTCGCGGTTCTCATGGCGGTGGAGTTAGCTATTACAGTAACACTCTAGCCATAAAAATGACTGGCCCGGGCGTAGGCGATATTTACACTCAGACAAGAGTGAATGGGACTCTTCAGGGCTGGAACCGATTCTGGCACAGCAACAACGACGGCTCCGGCTCTGGCTTAGATGCTGATCTGCTGGATGGGAATCATTCTTCCTTCTTTGCTGACAAGACAAATCAGCAAACTTTTAATGCTCCACTAAATATAAACGGCGGAACCGCCCAAGGCGCCAATGATGGCACTTTGTATGTCACAGCGACGAACAACAACGACTGGGGTTTGATCGTCAATAAGTACAACCAGAGCTCGTATGAGTACGGGATTGATCTCCGAGTAGGGGCGTCAGCCACCTACGCATTCCGAATCCTAGGAAATGCTGCTGAGAAGTTTCGAGTTAACGGTGAAGGTCAAGCGTATTATCAAGGCAATGTATATTGGCACGCAGGCAACGACGGCTCGGGCTCTGGCTTAGATGCTGATCTGCTTGATGGGCAACAACCTTCGTCGCTGTCTGTAAACTACGCTAATTACGCTGGTTACGCTAATTATCTACCTACTCGTTACGCAGGCGGTCAACAGACCAACCCGCAAGTATATTTTGGACAAGGTCAAGGCTTAAGAGTAGCCATGACAGCAGTCGCTGGTTACTGGTCCGACACGCTTTGGATTAACGGCTACGCCGGCGGCGACGTGCTATCAATGTGCGCACTGCACACATCTCGGCAGGGCACGCCGAGAATGTGGATTACTACCCAAGCTTCTAATGCCACGTCTTACGGCGGATTGTATGAGTTTTGGACCTCATACAACGACGGCTCCGGCTCGGGGCTAGATGCTGATCTGCTTGATGGAGTTCAAGGAAGTTCGTTCGCGCGACTAGATACTACCAATACCTATAATACCAACACGGTTAGCTACTTCCGAGTAGAAAGAGGTGGCTACTCAGGGTCGTTAGACAGCGGCAACTTGCAAGTGTACACCACAGGCGGGAATTCCGCCTTCATGTCCTTTCACCGCAGCGGCGCCTACGCCGTCAACATGGGGCTGGACGCAGACAACGTGCTGCGCATCGGGGGCTGGTCGGCTTCTGCAAACCGCTGGGTGCTCGACATGAGCGGCAACATGACCGCAGCGGGTAACGTCACCGCCTACTCTGACATCCGCCTCAAGGAAAACATCGAGGTCATTCCCGACGCGCTTGAGAAGGTGCAAAAGATTCGTGGGGTGACCTTCACTCGCAACGACCAAGAAGACAAAGAGAAGCTACACACCGGGGTGATTGCCCAGGAAGTGGAGGCTGTCCTGCCTGAAGTTATCTCGGAAGACAACCTGGGCATCAAGAACGTTGCCTACGGGAACATGGTCGGGCTTCTCATCGAAGCCATCAAAGAACTCAAAGCCGAGGTCGATGACCTCAAAGCTCAACTGAAGGAGAAATAAAATGGCTGTTACCTACACCCTCAACGAGGAATACACCGGGTTCCGCACGGTGGAAATGCCCGCTGCCGAGGAAGGCGGCGAGCCGACCACCCAGGAAGTGCCTACGCGCTCGATCAGCGTGACCTTCACCGATGGGACGATCACCCACCAGCGTGAAGTGAACGTCTGCTTTGACGCTGACGGTGCCTACGACGCTGACGCCACCCTGGTGCGTATCGGCGAAGTGGCACGAGGCGTGGAGCAGAAGATCGCTGCTGGCGTGATCTCGGCACCGG